CGGAAGTGTCGTAAATATTTCGCTGCTGTCGTAGTCGAGGAGGTGAGGTTGAACTACCGCTGGATGCGTGTGATACACAATCAATGAAGGCCAAACAAGTTCGACTGTATCGAGAGTCACCCGACGTCTATTTCTCGAGGTTACAAAAGTGGGTCTACTAAAACAAACTTGTCTCCCCTTAAACGTACAATCAATACTTCCCGCATATTCCCATTTCTTTTCGGATGAGAGATCACTTATATGTTTTAGTTCATGTATGACTTTTCTTGGTAATTTTACACGTTGTGGCCTAAAGGCGCACACGTTCATCCTATATTCATAATGACATTTTTATCCAAAAGTGTAATTTCACCGAGTTCCCTCCATGTGTAGTATCGATCACGTCCAACACTTAGTCGCACAAATTGGTTCACGACACGATCAACACTTCGTATTCGTTGGTCTAAACATCTTAACATATATAGAGAAATTTAAACATTTCTTTATAGATGACGTCTATAAATATAGAAGATATGATGAAGGAGATATATTCTGAACTGGGTCCTGGTTACAGTGAGAGAGTATATCACAATGCTGCTGAAGTGTATCTAAGGGAGAAAAGAGTTCCATACGAATCTGAGAGACATATATTGGTCAGGTTTAGGGGTCATGTAGTTGGACAATTGAGAGCTGATATTATCATAGATGACACTACAATATTAGAACTAAAAGCTATCAGGGCTCTGACTGATGGAATGGAGTTACAGGCTCAAAAATATCTTGACTTGACAGGACTGAGGACGGCGTATCTGGTGAACTTCCCTCTTCATTCGGGTCGGGAGGTAGAGGTGAGACGGATTCAAGCAGTACCATCAGAGGAAGAATCCGAGCCAGATTGTGATAGAATCTCTGAGATTCCGTGTAGTGTGTCTGCGGATCTATTACGGCCAATTGAAGAATTTCTTGAGCCCTTTGCAGCAGAGTCCGAGCTTCTTCTAGACAGTGGTATACCGCTGGGTCGGCTTGATTAATTGTCTCCAAGTGAGGGAGAACTTTGGTTTCCAGCTCATATAGGGCGAGAAGGGCTGGTTCGTCCATTATATACTATCATCGAACCGTACACTTAAGTGCGAAAAAGATAATCCAAGCCATGAGAACGTCAATGCTATAATGCGCTCTCGTGGAAATGGTCACGAGAGACGAAAGTATGGGGTAAATGGGGAACATACCATTCTTCAAGAAGTACGAAGTGACTATGTTGAAGGTGGTGTGCCCAGAGAACATGTAATCGTTACAGTTGGAAAGTGGATTATTCCGGTTACATGGTGTACTTTTCGCCCTTGGAAATTGAGTCACCATATTTGACAATGCTCTCATGAAATACATGATGGTCAAGAACGATATGTACTTATTACTATCTATACTTTTCCAGTTAAGAACCAAAAGAACCAGTGGTATGATCAGCGTCACGTCATGAAGTATTTCATACTTGGTAAGGTCTGGTAAGACATCAAATCCAATATCCCGTATCCGACCACCGAACCCTTCACCTCGTGGTTTTGATATTAATCTTCCGACGAGTGTATTCAACAAAAGTGCGATTACGAGAAGGATCCACATTATTAATATCTAATATTTTAATGTACACGGGTGTTCCACCACTCGGTGGTTTTCTACAAAAATTCTTACACGCACAACAATCTCGTGGGTTCATGAGTTGTCTTTTATTTGCATAGCATTTGTAAGGTAGGTATATGTCTTTTTTGAGTATCCTAATAATTCGGTCAATCAAAATCATCTTATAATAGTTTTTCTTTCACCCAATCTCTATCCTGTTTAAAAATTTTGGAGAGTTTGGGATCTTTGTTCCTGAAAAGTACCATGAGCGCGTTGAGACGACGAAATAGACCGAGGGGTGGTTCACCTGAGCGAATAACACGCATCAATGCACGGTGACGCGCCAATACACTCTTATCCTTTACATCTTTGTATCCGTGTTCACTGAGATATTTAGAATCACTGATTGGGATTGTAATCATATAGACAATCGCCATTTGGTATACCTCTATATTATTTTTCAGTCTCTACAAATTGGGCATGTATCAAAGTTGTTAAAACATTTCAGACACGCGAAGTGTGAGCATTTATGCATTTTCACACAATCTGTCTCTTGGATACATATTTGACATGTATCACGTTTGAATTCCAATGGTGTGTTCTTAAATCTCCAAAAGCATTTACTACATACTTTCAATCCTTCTCGCATCATCTTATGACACACTAAAAAATTAGGACATTTTTCAATCATCATTTAATTATACTGTCGGAATAAATTCCCATTTAAGTTCTTCACAAATCCTTTTCCATATCATATCTTGTTGATATAACTTCTCTTTGGATTTCAAAAGTGGAAAGTATTGGAGATATTGATCTTCACTCAAGAGTTCACAAAATTTGTAGAGTACGTATGAATATGAAAGAAAGTTCTTTCTCTCCGACGGACAGTTGTCATCAAATGGTTTTTGGATATCTTTGAACATTATGCGAAGACACTCTTCAAGTTCTTGAGGCATGTTTGGTGGTTTGATACCATTTAGAATGTTGGTTATGTAGGGTACGTGTTCATAGTATTTATTTAGTCTCAATTTTTTTAGGAGACCTCTAATCTTTGCGTGTGTGATGTCTTCTAGATTTTTGATTTTCATCTTCCGTAGTTCCGCTCTCAATTGATCCATGACTTCATTTGGTATTGTAGTGGTCTCTTGTGCTTGAAACTGAGAAAGCCATTCATTGAAATGATTTTCTCGTTTGTAGGAATAGTTTATGACCTTTTCGGACGTTTCTTGTTCTTCACGATAGGTGAGTTCTTGGTTTATATGTGCAGCGACAACCATACCACACCCGTCGCATATCAAATCACTCGTATCTTGGACATGAATAATATTACTATCTATACATGTCTCACATCTATCCAGCATTCTCTCGGGTTGTCTAAATATGTTCTGTTTTTCTACGTCTATTAGATAATCCGTAAATATATCCTTTCGCGCCAATCCAACAGTCTCCTTCATATTGAAGACATTATCGGTGTGTATTTTGTCGTCTGCTTGACTCAGATGACGTTCTATGAAAGGCATACACTTAATAATATATTGAGACATCTCAGACTCATATTTGGATTTGTTGTGGGGCTCTCGACTAATAAGGTCTGACCACTCTTCTATCTTATTATTATATCTACTTAAAAAGTTACCTTCCATTCTTTATATAATGTTCTTTAAACTTTTAAGTAATATTTATCTTTTATACAAAAAGCATACCACACCCAGAGACTATCAAATCATTTCCGAAGAAATTGAGTATAAAATAAATTACGATCTGAAATATCATATCGAAGATGAATTTTGGAAAAACGAGAGTAAGGATTGGGATGGTATACTTGAAGAATTTTACATTAACGCAACTGGTTGTGATTTTAGAACCACATTCATACCAGAAAATATCGAAAACATCATCTTACGAATCAAGTATTACTTCAATGGTCATGTATACACCGCAATCTCAAACGATCTTACTTTCATGGTAGAAAACAAAGATGAAAAACCATCTATGAATTTTGTGATCCCTTTGAGTACTGCTTGGATAGTCGATCATGATGATAAACCGATTAAGAACATTACTGAAAAGGTGAAAATGTATTCGGGTCCAAGACACGACTTTCATGGACAGAAGGTTTCACTTCGGGATTTTCTATACTACGAACCCCATTATCTTGAAACGAGATTCCCAAAGATTGTGTTGAAGAATTTGATGGGTATGAAAAAGACAGTGTCGACTTTGGAAGGATACACTACAGATCTTCGGATACCTTAGTAGCCAAATAAAACTTAAGCTCGCCCAGGTTAGCGACATTGTACTTTAAAATCAAAAATCTGTTCCCAGTTTCCTGTATAATTTGCACAGACGCACACATACTCGTCGCCTTTGTAAAGATATTTAGGTACTTCAAACTGTATAATCCCACTATACTAGGGCTGTGTTCCGGACACTCTATGGACGTTTCCTGGTTCGCGAAATCACCTTCACACTTCAGATGAATCATGTTCCCTTCACGTCTAATTTCAATCTCCGACCCCAAATTGGACATGTCGCGACAGAGTCTCTGAAAATCCGCGGATGGTAAAGTTGTAATAGTGGACATCTCAACATCTGGTACTTCGATATGATTTTCATTGATATCGAGGAGTTTGAGTTGGAACTTGGTGCTTGTCTTCTTAGTCTCACTCGTGATTTCGATGTTCATGAACTCCTTGGAATTGATTTCAATCTTAATCACATCGTTATTTGTGATTGTTTTCATGATTTTGAAGGTATTCGATATGTTTATACCTGCAATGATCTCTTCCTGGTCACATTCATATTCTTCAAAATTATCAGCCGCCAAAAAAAGGTCGATGAGAGAAGTTCTCGCCGTGTCCAATGTGACTATGTACATTCCTTGGGGTCTGAAATATATATTTACATCGTTTAATATATCCTTTAGAACTTCAAATATCGATTTAATTGCAGTAGCTTGTATCGAAACTAATTTCATATCTATTGAGAGAATCGGCTTACATCTTTAAATCCTTATACACTTCACCCTTAGTCACATCTCTGTTAATCTTCTCTTCGAGCTCCTTAGTCATCGCGGGTTGGAGAGATTGACCGTAATTGTCTAGGAAAAAGAGACTCGAATCTTTATCACTTCCATCGATCGCGGTCATGGAAGATATTGTGCTCCCAAACCCTCCGTGTTCGATATCTTTTTTGGGTAAGAGCGACTCCAGCCAGTTTTTTATTTCGTTACCCACGAGAATCTTCCCATTCTTAGTCAGCATGGTCGGTACACGGTTGATCTTGTTGGTGTATTCTCTGGGTATACCCTGTGTATTGACATTGTGATAATGTATCAGCTGCTTCAATTGTTTGTTATCATTGATGTATTCAACTAAACTCATAGAGTGTTTGCATCTAGGACTATAAATCAACAACGACATCTAATATGTATAGGGTATTTTGTAAAAAAAAATTAACGCATTATATTAAAAGATGGATACACTCAAGATTGTAATCGGGTTTATACTCGTCGTGGCTGTCCTGGCGATGTTCAGGCGTGAGACATATTCCGAATCGTTTGGATTTTCAGGCTACAAGAAACCGATCAATTACGTAAAACTCAACGACCCCAGACCAAACTATTCTGGGTATTCGCTGGTGGAGAGTAATGTTACTCATGACACGATGGAGAAGTTCGTGATGGAAACGAACAAGGAGTTGCTCAAACGCCTTGGGTTTTCTGTGTACATAATAGAGACACAGTCGGTCAAGACGTACGAAGGCAGTGGGGACAGGATGTATGAATGTGTGTTCATGGTCGTGAAGAATGATGGTTTCTCGTTCGGTTTCACCGTGATCGCTTCGTTCGTTGAAAAGGATGGGAAGATTCGTATTAAATCTCTCCGTTCCCAACCCCTCCGCGACCAGGCGCCAGATGATATTAGCATCTACACAAAAGACTCTGTCGGTAAGGAATTTGTAAAGTACAAGCTCATCAAGGAGAGTGCTATGCCGAACCTGGATGGGTTAGAATCCGCAAAAAATAAATTAAGTTAATTGTAATGATTAGCATCAATGATATCATACGAATTGATGATAAGAAGAAAAAGATCAAAAAGGAAATATACACCAAGATTTATGAACAGTTTTCATCTAAGATTAGAAAATCTGTAGAACTTGGTCATAAACAGGTGTTCCTCACAGTGCCTATATTTCTTATAGGCTACCCAGTCTACGACAGAGGTTCTGCGGCTAGGTACGTGATGAGACAATTTCAGCACAGTGGGTTCGAAGTTCAGCTATTGAGTGATTTCGACATATATGTAACTTGGAACACTTCAAAAAAGAAGAGAGAAACACGTAGTGAAGTTGATGATAATGATTTTCCAAATCTCATGAACCTGAAGAAGATAGCCAACAAGTACAGGAGAAACGGTGCGTAGTAAATTTTGAATTTAAAACCCAATTAATCATAAATGGATAATTTGAATATATTAGTCGAGGCGAAGAAGGAGTACCTCGGACAGATGTGTACGATTATGTGTCCACCTATGATTGAAGTTTTTAGTGATATGTACGACGAAGCGACTAAACTTTCCAAGGGGAGGAAGGTTTTGATCATGTTTCAGAAATTACTAAAGGAAGTCCCAAACTGGTCGAACGCCATGTCTAAACAACATGCGGATAATATCGCGAATCGGTGTGCGTGGTTCAACGATCTTTTGGCTGCTGTTTTCGTCGCGTGTACCAAAATTCTCTCATCCGTTCGACTCAAGGCGGATAACAAGAAGATTTCTCTCAAACTCCCCACGAACGAGGTTTTCATTCAAACGTGTTACAACAACATCGCGAAGGATCTCTACCGCGACCCCTATATTTTCCACGAGGAACAGAGTGTTTACAACCGAGACGAAAAATTAAACATTCGATTTTGTCTGGCTATAGAGAATTCAGTAAAAGAACTCATTCCCGTTCAACAGATTCTGCAGACATACATGTCCCAGGAATCCAGGGACATCGATCTTGACGGCGAAGTTCAGGATAGCGAGGACCCCGATATCTTTGACGAACCCGAACCTGAGCCGACGATGCAACCCGAGCCGATGATGGAACCCGAACCGATGATGCAACCCGAACCCGAACCTGAGCCGGTTCCTATGATGGAACCGGAGTCTCAAGAGTTCAAAACAATTCCATCTGTTCAGTACGACGAACCAGAACGGGAAAAGCCAGAACAGCCAGGAGATGATGATGTACTCTTCGGTGACGCACCAGAGACTCGTACAAAAAAAGTTGGCTATTATTAAATGGAACTCTCCGATTATTTACGTGACCCAGTATATGCCGCTCTTATAGCGGGTGCCACAACAGCCGGGTACATCCATCTCAAGGCGTATTTAAATAACGAAGGAAAATTGGAATTAAACCAGTATGTGAAGCCAGCGGTTCTTGTCGCCATTCTTGTTTATATGATCATACTCAATGGTCTCGGTAAAAAAGAGACTATTTCCGATGAACCTTTCTAAACTTAAAGATTACAGGTATTTATTAAGAAAATGGCGTCCGTATCTGCGTTTAATGACATGATGGGACAATTTCTTGTGGAATTGCACAAGTCCTTTCCAGATGAAAAGAATGTTAAGAAAATGCTGACGTCGTTTGATCTTGTGAGAACGACTTCCCCCAAGCTCATCGTCGATGGTTTCATGAGCAGTGTTACCCCCCATGCCGACCGTATTTCTTCCAAGGATGAAGACTTCATTCTCGTTCACTCCCCGGAGATTGAATTTCTCAAGGAGATCGACTTAATTGGTTTGTGGAGTCGCATGAACGAAGGCACCAAGGCTGCTGTATGGCAGTATCTTCAGACCTTGTATATCCTTGGTACAACTATCCAGTCCGTTCCCGCAGAGACACTCGATATGATTGAGACACTCGCGAAGGAGTGTGCCGACAAGATGCAGAACGGCGATGGTGGAATTAATCAGGATGCCCTCATGAAGATGATGTCCGGTTTGATGGGTGGTCTATCAAAAAAATAAACCTCGACTATATTAAATGAAAGTTTGGTTCGAGGATCCTACACAACTTGTCAATACTAAAAAAATATTAGATTTCTGGCCTAATAGTAAACAAACACCAGAGGACAGAATTAACGCCGCATCTCGGTTTGTTATTTACGCTTCGTGTGTATTATTCCTCATTCGCCGTGATCTCCGTATGTTTATCTTGGGTATGACTGTTTTATCGATCATCTATGTGATGTATAAGATGAACGTCATCAAGGAACCATACGGTAGGGTTGTACAGAGTACACCCACGTGCCAGAAGCCGACGATGGAGAACCCTCTCGGAAACGTCTTGATAACAGATTACACGGATGCCCCAAACAGGTTGGAAGCCTGTTATTATGCTTCTGAGAAGACACTCATGGATAAATTCAGTGGTGATCAGGTTTCGTACGATTCGGGGCGTTCCCGTACTACACTCCCCAAGCACCAACGTAATGCCTACGAACGACAGTTCGTGACGACCGCCGTATCGAAGATTCCAGGGGATCAGACGGGGTTCGCGGAATGGTTGTACGGACCCAAGAATAAACCCATGTGTAAGAGTGATGCGAGAACATGCAGCCCCGATATGCGTGGTGCCCAGTTGGAAGCGTTCGGTGGTCTTCACAGAAGCGGGGATAGACGTTAATGCGGATTAATATTCTCATGTAATAATAAATGGCGTATCAGCTTCAACCTGGTCTTTCTATTGTCGAAAATAAAGGTGCTCTCCCACCAGTGAGGGCGACCGATGAAGTGTTTGTTTACCCTCAGCCCAGTCACTTGAACTACGGTTCTCGTCCTAACACGATGCTGTACGGCACCGCCCCTTATATGGCGGGTAAAGGTGCCCCGGCGAGGTTCATTGAAACGAGTGATCAACTTAGACCTCAGTCTACGTCTCGGTTCAATAAGACTATCGTTCAGACCTATGAACGTAATCTGTTCCCTCTCACTAACATGGAGTGCAAGACCCCTCTTCGCACTATGCGATATGAGCCATCGAGTACTCGTGCTGAACTCCAAAACGGACTTTTCCAGAAAAGATACGTCAATAAAAATATCGTTAAGAAGTAAGAATGGCTGATCCTGTTTCCATATTAGCTATAGCTGGTCTGATTTATGCCGGGCGCTCACTGAGCACAAAGTCTAAAACTGAGATGTATAGTCCTGGGGTACAGGTAATCACACCCGGTTCCGGTCCTTCTCCTTCCCAACCAGAATTCAAGGAGAATGATTTTGTGTCCAGGGTGGCCGCCCCCGCGAAAAGGGAGATGGAGAGCTTCGCAGATATTAGTCGTCAGCAGAGGAGTGGTGGTCAAGAAGTTCTCAACATGCGTAACCGCATGTATGATCAAGGGCGTATGAACAACCTATCCCCTATCGAAAAACAATTGGTGGGTCCAGGTCTTGGTGTCGGAGCTGACATTCCAGCTGTGGGTGGTTATCAACAGATGTTCAGGGTTAACCCGATTAACGTAGGCGAATACAGGCTCACAACTCTCCCAGGACGATCTGGTCCCGCTGTGGACGTCACAGGCGGGCGATCTGCGAAGGTTGGAGAACTCACCCACAACAAACCTGAAACGACAGCCTATCTTCCATCTCGATTACCTGTTATGGCTGGTCGTGCCCAGGGAATGACCGGTGTCGTACCCCGTAGTGAACATGAGATGACTAAGCGTACTACCAACCGGTCCGAAACTGGTCTACGCGCCGATGGTTTGGGTTTCAATGGCGCTAAGCGTTTAGTCTCCGCGCAGACGCTCGCCCAAGACCCCACTCGTTTCAAGGCTGATCGCAACGATGAACAATACGCATACAACAACCAGCCAGCCCCAGGTATTCACAGTTTCCACGGTGCGTACAGTAATGATGTGTCTACCAAGATTACTGAGAAGACCAACGAGGAACTCATGAAGTATGGTTTCCGACCGGAAGATCGTCGCGGTAAACCGAACCGTATGGGTAACGCTGGTCGTATGAATGTTCGTGAGAGTGCCCTTAAGCAAGGTGGACAGATTACAGCGGTTAGAAGTGATACCTCCAGGATTGATGGTCGTATGAACGCTGCGAATGGTGGTTGGACCCAACAGTACCAGAACAACCCGTTCCATCAACTTAATCCTTACAAGGGTAACGAAAACCCCAACTCGAGAACACTTGATCTCGCGGCGAGGCAGTTAAAGAACAACCCTCTCTCCCACTCGCTTTACGCTTAAATGAAAAGTCGATCGATCGATGAAAAACAATCATTAAAATAGTATACATCTATTTTAATGAAGGTTCATAACCTCAGCGTAGATAGTAGTCAGCACACCGTCGTCATAGATGAGTATTCTAACACGTTCTCGAATCCAAATAATTACACTGTTCACCTGAAAAATCCAATCTATGATGTCTCCCAAATTAAACTCGTTTCTGCACGGATTCCCACACCGCAACTCACGATATGTTCGACGAATAACACGTTCAGTGTGGATGGTATAAATATTACGTTAGATGAATCAAACTATTCTAATGGACACGTTTTGGCTCAAGATCTTGAAACTATTTTGGCACCTCCGTCTTCAAACGTGAGTCTCGTCGTGTATGATGATGATACAAATTCGATTAGCTTTTCCAATGTGGGAACATCCAACGCATTCACATTTGAATTTTTTGATGGAACAAATGGATTCTTACAAACATCATCTTTCTTAACTACACCACATCAACTCATTGGGTTTAGTTCTAATAATCAAACATCGACTGACGGGATACTCGGGTCAGGTGCTATCAATCTTAACGGACCCAATTCTCTCGTACTCAAACTCACGACGGGGTCTGATGAATTTACACAATCTGTGTATGGCTCAACACCATTCTATACAGGGCATATTCTCCTCGATGGGTCTGATTTTATCAACATACACGGTACTGATGACCCGCTCATACACCATTTCCATTCTGGATCTCAAAAAATCATCAAGGATTTGAAAATTGAATTCTTTTATATGAGTCATGGACGTCTCATTCCATATGATTTTAGAAACCAGGATCACATCTTAAAATTTGAAATCACATGTTCTACTGATAAATTAGAGGGTTTACCCAAGGTTCCAATTACCAGTGTCACTGGGATCAAGAAGAGTGAAGTTGAAGTAATAAAGAAGCCTGAGGCAGAGGTTCTTTATAACCAAGAAGTATACATTTACATCGGTGTCATCATTTTCTTTGGGGGTATGTTAATGCTCCTCGCAAATCGTAAGCCATTACCGCCACCGCCATCGGTTTAGCGAGAGATCGCGTACACGGGCTGAGCGGGCTTCGAGACGCGGGTAGACACAGTAGAGATCGACATGTAGACCGCGATGGAGAGGAGGGTGGTGAGCACCGCAGTGAGCGTGTACTGGGCACCGCCGTTCTTAGGCACCTTAATGACCTGGTTGATGATGAAGCGAACGACATCCATCCAGGACATCGCCGCAGCGAATGAGAAACCGGCGACAATCGCGTTCAGGGATTGGGTCTCGAGTTCCTGGGTAACAAGAGTGACAGTCTTAATAGCATCCTTCATCGTGAGTAATATATAATACCCCGCGAAAATTATTTATTCTGGTAACAATTCCTCCTTGTCTAATTTTTTGTATTTAGTTTTGACCTTTTTTAGGAGTTGATCATCTCCTGATATTTCAGCACACGAACTACTATTGCTATCTGAATCATCATCCTCAAATATATGCAGTTTTACTCCAGAACCTGAAAAGTTCCAACCATCAGGCTCCCATGTGAACATTACTATTAATAGTATTTTTTAACATCTCTTCTGTCGGGTTTTGGGGTACCCAGTCATCCCATTCATCGTATGCGTTGTTTACCTCGATAAACTTGGGGTCTTCTCCTGAATACCGAACAAAAATGGGGCATTCCTCCTCGGATACCACATCCATATCTTCGTCTGAGTCTTCATCGTCATCATAAATCTCGGGGAACATGCTTCCAATCGAGAGACCGACTGTGTGCATAGCGCAGTATTTCATCGCATATTCTATATCCTCTGGTAGAAGAACATCTCTCCCACAGGCTTTAGAGTATTCAGCTGCGAGAATAGTCGCTCGTTCCATAACCGGTGTTAGGATGTTCGTCATCGTTTCGATATATTGTTCCATCATGGTATCCATCTTTAATGAATTCCCTACCAAAACGAAGACTTAGGTGAACTATATGAGTAAAATTGTAACAAATAAAACGGAAGACTATAATAGAATGAATCTTCAGTTGAAGAAGTTCAAGCCCGAGACGATATCGGATGATCGGGTATGTGTGTTCATTGGGAAGCGCAATACCGGTAAATCGACTCTGGTGAAAGATATCATGTTCCACAAGAAACATCTCCCAGCTGGAATTGTGTTGTCTGGTACAGAGGAAGGGAATCACTTCTATTCAGATTTTATCCCAGACCTGTTCATCTATGGTGATTATGACCGAGACGCCATAGAGAGGGTGATGTCCCGGCAACGAAGATTGGTAGGTGAGGGTCGGGATAATTGTGGTGCCTTTATGCTTTTAGATGATTGCATGTATGATTCAAAGTTCCTAAAGGATACATGTATTCGACAATGTTTCATGAATGGTCGACACTGGAAGATTTTCTTCATGTTGACGATGCAGTACGTGATGGATCTCCCTCCAGCACTTCGAGCGAATGTTGATTATGTGTTTATCCTCAGGGAAAATATCATTCAGAACAGAGAAAAGTTGTACAAGTCATTCTTTGGTATTTTTCCATCATTTGATATGTTCTGTAAAGTGATGGATGCGTGTACAGAAAACTATGAATGTCTCGTGTTAGACAACACTGTGAAGTCTAACAAGATCCAAGATTGTGTCTTCTGGTACAAAGCGACTATTCGAAGGAATTTCAGGGTTGGGAGTCCACAACTGTGGCAGATGCATAAAAAAATGTACAACCCCAAACATCTCACACAGAAAGATGAAGATGCTAAGAAGGCGACGAAGAAAACCAAACTCACGATCACTAAGAAAAAGTAGACTGCGTCACTTAACACTTCAAGAAAACATGTGAATATATTAAATGGCTACCGATCAAGTAAATACCATGAATCTTTTTGACGACGGCGATGGAATGGTCCCTCTACAAGATAAACCATCGACAGCGTTTAAAACAAACGAAAAAAATGTGAGTAAATATAAAGACGAGATGGATTCTACACCTATTAATGAAATCATGATGGATCAGTCCCCGATGATGGACGACCCCAGGGTACAACCCCAAATGGTTCAGGCTCAGGCTCAGCAAAGCATGTACCCCACAGCGACTGCTCCTCCCCAACAGATTGATACCACCCCCGAAAGCAAAAACCCCCTCAACCTCACGGATGATCAGCTCACCGCACTCATCGTAGCTGTCGGTGCCGCCATTGCGGTCAGTAAACCTGTCCAGGATCGTCTCGCGACCTCTATCCCCAAGTTCCTTAACGAACAAGGGGGTAGAAGTATTGTTGGTCTCGCTACCACTGGTGTAGTGGCTGCGATCATTTTCTACATCACTAAGACGTATATTATCAAGGTTTAAGCGTTTGGTTGCATCATGCTGTTGTAGATGGAGTTATCTATACCAGAGAGATAAATGATAAGAGCACCGAGGACGAAAGCACCGGCGAGGATAGCCGCCAACTCAAGACGCTTCTGTCTATCGCTCCTATGAAAATTCCTGATGGTATCCTTCGACCGCTTCCAGTATTCGTTCACAGCGAACACGATGATCATCCCGATGACGGTAGCCATAGCAAAGAAGTTTCGATCAACTGCGAGCTCAGGTTGTTCACCCACGATATAACGAGCCGCGTTAGGGATAACAACGGTCAGGAATACCAGGTTCACGTAATAGTTATCGTTGTGAACTGGGACCTGGGTGATGGCAAAGAAAACTAGCCAATAAAAGAGCGCCAGCAACAATTGTGTAATGGGGGTTTGCATTTATAGTATCGCGAGATTATTATTTATCCTGAATATACTGACCACAAAATTTAGTTCTTTCGGGCATCCTCTTATAAATCCCAATGGATTCACAAATACCCCTCAATTCTACGAAATTTTTCCAAAAGTTCTTAGAATGCGAAAACTCTGTGACCGTACTATGTGCGAGTTCGTGAATGAGGACATGAAAAATCTTGTTCGAATCACCATCAAGACATACAGTTATGTCCGCACCCTTGTTGACGTTATATCCAACAGTTCCATTCATTCGTTTCAGTCCTGTTATCGGAATGGGGTGGATGAGCATTTTGAATTTTTCATTTTCAGTCGCTTTTAGGTGATCGCGGAGAATCTGATATTTCTCTTTTACATCAATAAGTTCCTGGGGCTGACGAGTCGTGAAGAGAATAATTAGATTAATCAAAAGTAATATACCGAAAAGTTTCATCTATCATATACAAAGATAAATTTGCTATACAACTCTGAGATTGGATTTCCACACAGTCCCTCCCAAAGTTGTAATCTAAATCCGAGATGCTCCAAATGCGTCACGAGTTGATCCTTATACGCCACGGGTTCAGATTTGGGTCCATCTGCGTAATAAGGGGTATCCATCAGGTGTACAAATAACTTTTCACCGAAATCCCCATTCCCATGATCCTTTAACTTGAAAAAGTTTCCCATATCATCGATGAGTGGCGTTTTAAATATGATCTTTTCTGAATCTGGAATGATACCCACGAGATAGGTCCCGTGTTTTGCACGCTTCTTAATTTCCCTGAGAGAACTCATAAAAAAGTCCCTCGATGCGAATATATAGTGAAGCGAAAAGTTAAAACATATAACATCAAACTTCCGATGGGGGCATTGATGGATATCACCCTCATAGAAATTGACTCGTATGCGCATATTCTTCGCACGCGAACGAGCTTCTTCGAGTGCAGTCGGTTCAGGGTCGCACATATTGATGTTCACTCCACAGTTGTGCCATTTCTGGAGATCTCCACCAAAACCACACCCGACATCGAGGATGTGCTGTCCCTCTTGAGCCACCGACCGAATCAAAACCCTCTTCGCCTCGTTATGATTCTTACGAATCTCCTCCATGATGATACATGTTTACGTCTTTTTAATGTTGTTACTTAGGTTAAAGTTTATTATTGTATATCTTCTAATGGAATATATCATCGGGGATTGTCTAGAAAAACTTGACCTAGTAAAGGACGGGTCAATCACCACGATTTACCTCGACCCACCGTTCGATAGTGGTCGTGATTATACGATGTCCCACGAGAACTCCACGGGGTTTTCGGATACATGGAAGGGTGGAGATTATAAAGACTTTATAGATCGGGTCATAGACAAATGTATTCCGAAACTGAAGAAAGATGGGTCTCTCTTTTTCCACATCTCAGCTGAAAAGATGTTTACACCCGAACAGATTCTGAGGGAGAAGTTTAAATACGTTCAACCGATTTTTTGGAAGAAATGCCGCTCCAAGAATAACGTGAAACACAAACTCGGAGCGACGATCGATATTATTTTTAGGTGTAATATGTCGAAGAACCCCAAATTCAATATCGTGTATCAACCCAGAGATGAGATGTACGTGAAGAATTCATTCAATAACAAAGATGATAGGGGAAACTATTCACTTGGACACATAGTCACAGAGAATACAAAAAAAGGGTACATGTATACGTTTGAATTCGGGGATCGGGTGTATAACCCACCATCCGGGTGGCGAATTAAACAAGAAGAACTCGAGCGCCTTAAGGCTGATAACAGACTTCACACACCAAAGACAAAGAATTCGAAACTGTACAAGAAGATCTATCTTCACGAAACTGAGGGGAAACCATGCACAGATCTATGGGACGATATTCACTCCATCAGCCAAGGTTCCGAGTTACGAACGTACCCCACGGCGAAGCCGGTTAAACTCATCGAACGAATCATCTTAATATCCACGGACGAGGGGGACATGGTACTCGATCCTATGTGTGGATCGGGGACGACCGGTAAAGCAGCAAAAAATTTAAGACGACCTTGTATTCTTATTGATAAAAACGATAACACAGCTATAATCAATATGCGCACACAATAGAGTTCTTGAGATAGGACAGAAGCTTCCGGGGCTGATCTTGCTGAATTTTCACACAGATAGCGGAACCGCGGCCAAGTAAGGCGCGGACGCCATTGTTCAAACAGACGCGCATGCGAAGATTGGGTGTTCCCACAATTTTCCCACTGGCGCACCCGTTTCGAACCATACACTGACCGGGGTTCTTCCAAAGTTCGGTGAGTTCATCGCGGTGAAATAGAATCATCTCCCTCGACTTTTTGAAGTTCACCACAATGTAGTGAGAGTCATGCCCGTCGAGGACACGTTTGAGTATCGAACGCGTGTCGACAGTCTTCGAGACCACGTGAAATAACTGTTTGTACAAACCTCGGACTTCATTTTCGTTATCTGGGTAGCGTTTATAGTACTGCGCAATCTCTTTGTGGATAGTATCGATTTCGTCATCGACGAACGAGAGATTCTTCCAGTCAAACGACCCGCTTTCAGACTCCTTGTTCTTCAACGATACCTTTACCCCTGTTTGGAGGCACATGGCGTCCGGGTTCTGATGCGTACCGCCTTTGTGGACGAGGAAACCGAGCTTTTCACGGATTGGTGCGAGCTTGGGGTTATGATTAATCATATAGATCGTGTAATGCTCATTTGCGATGCCGTCATGATGGGGTGTGCCGTCGTTGAGAAACATTTTGTATTGAAAATCTTTGATTTCTTTGAACACTTAGGTTTTTCAAGAGCTTAAAGTTTACAGACCAAGAAAAGATATAATGTCTCTCGAAACCGACTACACCACTGTTCCCGGGCAAGTATTCGCGTGTATCTCCATTGTTGGACCCGAATGTCCCCAAAAGACTGATAAGTTTGGTATTAAGCTCCGTGGTGCTTTCGCCACTCGTGATGAGGCTGCGAACCATGCGAAGCGTCTTCAGAAGGAGGATCCCACATTCGATATCTACGTCGTGGAGCAGTACAAGTGGCTCTTGATTCCCCCCGATCCCACCAAGATTGAGGATGTGCATTACACGAACGAGAAGCTCGAGGAGATCATGACCGGTTACCGTGAGAACCAGTCTCATGCTGCTCGCATGTTCCAGGAACGTAAGCAGGGTATGATGGATACCAAGGTGTCGTATAACCCTGGCGACGATAACTCTAAATTTTACACCAAGCCCGATGAGGCTCCGATTTCCCACCCCGCAGAAGTTCTCGAGCGTCTCAAGAAGGAGAAGCCCGACACCCCGATGGATGATCTGGTCAAGGAGGCTGACGCCATCGTCGCCGCTGAGGTTGAGGAGCGTCGGAAACAGCGCGAGGCTGCGGCTAAACTCGAGGAGGTCAAGGAGGAGGAGGAAGAGGTCAAGGATGAGGAGGAAGAGGTCAAGGAGGAGGAGGAAGAGGTCAAGGATGAGGAGGTCAAGGAGGTCAAGGAGGAGGAAGAATAATATTCATATATAGTAATAAATGATTTCCGTACTCGTCGCAGTCATATTGACGGGTATGTTCTTTATTTTGTTTTTTGTATCGCCTTGGAATTCAAAAAACAAAAGGGAAAAGAAAAGAAAAATAGTACAACTCGAACCCAGCACCACTCGTGGATTTATCGAAGATACACGAGATGCGTTCATCATACCCATGTATCCAACTCAGCTCATGAAAAGGGATACTAGCGGAAATACGATAGTAGCTGGTGGTAAGACCAAGAGTTTCGCACCGTACTCAAGTATACCTGAGAATCACTGGTTGCATGGTTTTCCCCATAAAAAAACCAAGTAGAAACACGGCGAATGCTATGATCCATGTGGACTTGTCGACATTCTTGAACAGATCGAATGACTCTTGTTGTTGCGGTTGTGGTTGGTACATGGGTTGCTGTGGGTAATTGGACATTTCGGATGGATGAAAATAATACTCCTCTTCTTTATTTTCATCATCTTTCTCTTCACTCAGAGTGGGATTATATTCAATGGGGTTACCAATGTCTGTTTCCATTTTTTAATATATAACGTGTTTTTTTTAAGCGTCTTCTTCCTCACTTTCACTATCATCTTCTACCACAAAATCTTTGAGATTCCCGTTTTCGTCTGCGTCGTCTTCATCTTCATCTTCATCGGTCGAAAAATCCTCCTCATCCTCTGTGTCGATCTCGGAATCAAAGTCTGTATCGTGGTCATCGTCGCAATAATCATCCTCGAGAACATCTTCTGTAGGCTTGAAAAAATCAGGTTTCTTTATATTCCTTCCTAAGCGTGTACGTGTGGTAACCATATATGATGTAGATGATATTATTGTTTAAGTAATTTTACGAGGTCGCTGTCGATGAGCGTGTACGTTCTCGCCATGTTTTTCTTCCCTTTACACTTGGGACACACCTGTGTGATCTTATTCCCTTTTATCCTATAGGACATCACACAGTCTTCGTGATTACCCTTGATGGATTCACAATACGTTGATGTGGTGAGAGCTATGTAGTTCGTCTTATTTTTCGAGATATCTACGACGGTCGTACTCTCCTGACCCACCATGAACTTCTGAATGAACGCCTGTACCTTGGGTTTAGCGTCACGCTTGTTAAACTGAGATTTTTCTACACGCTTCGTTAATTCCGGACACTTCTGGATCTCCTGTTTATCTGGATACAAATCATTTAGGATAAGGGGTGAAAGTTTATGTTTACGTCCACAGAAATCTTTACAAAAACCATCTCGCCTCGACCTGATCGTTTCACATCGACAAAAACATTTTTGGGCGATGTATTGACCGCTGATAATGAACCACACGTGATTCGAACTATGCTCCCCTTTTAAATTTTCACAGTATTTTGATGTAGTTGAGACTAAATAGGTGTTTTTGAACTTAAACAGTTTCGTGATGTAAGACCCACCCTGACCCTCCATGTTGTTCTGAACAAAACTCTCGAGTCTAGATTTAACAATATCATTCTGAATCTCATCCTTGATTTCATCACTCGTGAACGATCCTTCGCGAATCGCCATAGAAGGTGGTTCAACGAATGCATTCTGGGGGGCATCGGTGCGGATCGCAGACATTTTTAAGATTTCGACACTGGGGGTTGAATCGATTCGAATGATCGTACTCAAAGGTTCTGTGGTGTACCTGAACACCGGAAGATACGATAATTGATTTATTTTACCACCCTCACATGCCTCACACCCCCGACCATCACACGAATCGTGTTTTGCCTTTTTGTACGACCACGGCATCCTGAAACCACTTCCCTTGGTTTTCCTATGCACATCACCATAAACGGCTGCGTCGATGATTTCATTCCAATCGATCGAACTCTTCGCCTTTGAGAGTGCGACGAGAATATGTTCTCTGAGAGCGACCGCTGAAGCCTGGTCGACGACGTACCCATACCAGTTCAGATGTATACCAGTTTTTATCAAAGATCCACATGATTTCGGTGGTGAAACGGAAATGATACACTCTTTACCACCGTAACGTTTCACCTTATCGCATATGATTTTACATATGGACTTGATCTCATCTACAGCGAGTGACGTCGTATCCTTGTAGTCTATGTCCACGAAGAAATTATACACTGATGTCTTCTGTTCCACGACAAACAGTTTTTCACCGGATGCGATCGCTTCTATGTACTTTTCGTAAAAGTCGTTCAATTTATCAAATGGCACGGAAAGGACGCCACCGTCCATGAGCACATGTGATAGATTGGTCGCGCCAATTATTTTTTGGGATACGCACCAATTTTTAAACATATATATTTATTGATCATTTTCTCTAAACCAGTTCATACAGGAGATGTCTTGGAAAATCTTTTTTTCAGCCAATTCCTTCTTGATCACGAGGAGTTCATAAACTGTGTTCTCCTTATGTTCTTCCATCCACTGCTCAATCTCCTCTTCACACAACCCCCTGTTCGTATTAAGGAGTTCCTTAATCTGCATCAACACGTACGCCTTGGACTTCATTATTTAATAGAAAAGGTTTTTCTATTCAAAGAAGTTATACACGAATAGAATTCTGGATTCTTGATCACATTATCCACTATCAATTTCCATCGTTTTCGTGTATTGAACTCCTCGAGAGTATCAAAACTCATGAAATCATTCTCATCGAACGTCCTTTTGTAGGGTTGATGCAAAGCCTTCTTCGCGATCGTTTTCTGCTTCTCTTCGAAAAATTTCCTGGTTAACTCATACTGCTGCGGACGTGTATAGTTGACGAAGAATATGAAGACATTATATTCCAAATCTACAATTGGGCTTTCTTTATGTATAAACTTAAACTCTGTATACTCACCACTCTTTAAAGATATCACCCCCCTCGTCTCCTCCTCCAATTCCCGTAGAGCACAACGAATCGGGTTGAATATTTCCCTCCTCCGACACCCTCCCGTGACGAAGATCCATTCCTTGAACCGATAATCCCTAACTGTGAGAAATCTCGGTTTACCATCCGCAAAACTAACTGGTATAGCAATCGCTTTGTATTTTTTCATTGCGCATTCGCAAGTTATAATAAGCGGATATGTTTATTCCTTCTCCTCGACGACGGTGGCGGTTGGCGATTCTTCTGCTTCAAAATCCTCCTCCTGGATAGAATTGAGCTTATCCATGACATCTTCCGAAAAATCCCTAATTTCATAGAGTTCCTCCTTAGTCTTCTTAAGCTCACGGAGCAGGAAAATAATACCGACGACGCATACGATCGTCGCGATCATCATCACATTATCACGGTTGAGTGCAATCATATACTTGTGTAGGGCTTTTTCTTTTTAAGTATTCTACATCACGGCACCCATATTGGTTTTACCGGGTAGAGGACACTGGTAGGCAGTCTGCCCAAATTGAACGGCTTCGTAATGCGTAGGCTGACAGGACTTCTCGGTAGAGGGTGTCGGTTGCCCGATAAACTTTTCGAGTGTCCTGGATTTAGGATCGTACGTCAATACAAAAGCGATGGCGAGAAAAAAAAGAATTGTGAGATACATCTTTAGTATTTAGTTAGAATATAATAGACCGCCCATACCGTTTTCTATACGGAGGACGTTATAGTTCACGGCGTAGATATCCTTGGTGACGGAACTGGTATCGTTGACGATACGAGCCGAGTCGAGACGCGAGAAGTTGAGCGACCCGGTAGGTTGAAGCTTACCCGTCTCGAGGCAGAAAGGGTACGTGAATAACTTGGCACCTGGGGCGGAATTCCCGTGGGAAGTGTGGTAGTATAGGGGAACCGTGGTGAAGTTGGGGTTCGCGAACTTGAAGTCGGAAACATCGGTACCGTTGATTTGGAGCTTGATCTTGTTGGTATCCGCGAGGATGGTGAGAGAGGAGCTGTCCGCCGATGCGAGGTACTTGACCGGGTGGTTGAAGTTGAGCTCCTGTGTCTTGGACCCGGAGGAGATCGCCTTCTGGACCTGGGTGATGAGCATGTTTTGGGGCTTGGAGGCGAACATCTCACGCTCTTGGGTATCGAGGTACGCGTAGTTCGCATAGACCTCCCACTTGTAAGAAGCCGCGGAACCACCCCAAGTGATACGCAATTCTACATCGTGATACTGAAGACTGATAAGAGGGAGAGCAGTCTGCCAGTTCTCGCAAAAAGCAAAGCGGAGTGGATAGAAGCGCTCGTTGGTGGAACCACCGAAAAGGTCGCCGGAGACCGACTTGGACGAAGAGGTCGCAGAGAGGGTAGGGGCGATGAGGGTGGAGTAGACCGAATCCTGATCATCAATAATTTGACCACCAATGAGAAGCTCCACCTTGGAGATGGCGGTAGTCCAATCGGAGACGGCGGTCGACTGGGTGCCATCAGAATGAATGGGCATGATGTAGACATAGTTGAGGAGGTCACCCTTGCGCTCGAAGCGGATGGTGGACATGCCGTTGTTCGAGACGTTGCCCTGAATGACCTGACGCTCGACAGTTTGGGAAAAATTCGTATGACGTTTGTACGTCGACCTGAAAAAGCTGACTTCGGGCTGACCGACGAGGTGCACATCCTGAGCACCGACAGCAACGAGTTGGGCGATACCACCAGACATTTTATATTATATGGAGAGTTTATTTTTAAGTACCTGGGACAATCGACGTAGTCGATTGGAACGAAACCGAAGGTTTCTTCTGGTTAGATACGAGGGATAGTGAACTTCTTACAAACTGGGACACAAATTGTAAGAGGGGTGGGTACGACTTCTGTGAAGTCGGGACTAGGCAGCCTCCAAAGCATCAAGACGTGCGAGAACAGATGTGAGTTGGGTTTCTAATTCAGCGATGCGTAATTTATCTGCTTGCTGTTGTCTATCAACTTCCTGTAAAGCAGCAGTAGCTACAGTCCAAATGGCTTCTTTTTTTAAAAATATGAAATCATCAACTTCTTGTCCGTATACAAATAGTTGCGTACCTGGATAGATAATTGTCGTCTTCGTGTAGTTTTCAACGACCTCTTTGTAGCCCGTCGTGTCTTCCAAGCCATTGTATTCCTCGACGGAGACCATAACATTTGCGTTTTGATATCCAGATATGTTGGCAACATATTCCGCCTTGTCTTCAAGTGCTTCGTATTCTTCTACTGTGAGTGTTGTAGTTTCAATTTGCGTGATCACATTCCCCTCGGCATCGACCGAACCAATCCAACTACTCAAATTCTCCTCAACACGAATTGAGTTTTCATCTATCACCTCTACCAAGTGGACGTCGTGGTCTTTATTATCAATGCCATTGATTCTAATGCGTGTCGTAGCATTACTCTCCAAATTAGACGTATTGAAGTTCACGAATGTGATGACATTTGATTGTGAGACATTTGCCAATTCATAAATATTGGGGAGCACATCCCTGCGTAATTGTGTCGCGTATGGGAGCGTCTCCCTGACCTCTTGGGCGATGAAACCCCAAACGGTTTCTTGTCCTCTGTTGATTTCGTCTTTGTATTTATACTTTTTGGGTTTGAGAAGACGCAAAGTTTCCAAACACTCCACATCATCAGCGTCCACGATGTTTTTCTTGATGCGGATGTCGGAGGCACCGACAGTTCCAGAGTGTGAAACGAAATATCCAAGTGCTAGTATGTTCCCCCGTCCGAGAATACATGTCCCTCCCCAACCACTCGTATCACTTGAAAGGGTAGTTGTATTTTCCCAATAAAAAAACGTTCGTTTGGCACTACTTATACCTTCATCAACATTACCATTCACGTCTAATTTACCTCTTGGATTCTCCGTCCCGATGCCGACGTTGCCGATTTCATTGATACGCATTCGCTCCGCACCGTGTACCTTGAAAGCTAAAGCACCAGCGTAGCTGCCACCTGAATAGTATTTATCGTAA